CCGCAGGTGGTCCGGCCCGCCGTAGAGGCTCGTGTCGTTCTCGTCCTCCGGGTTCCGCCCGAAAACCATGTAGGCGAACTTGTCCAGCGGCGCAATCTCCTCCTGGATCTGTTTCATTTCAAAAGTCGTATATACCAGCGGGATCGTCCGTCCCCGCAGTGTAATCTCAACCATGTCTCTCCTTCTCCTTTTCAAAAAAACCGGAGCGGAAGCCGCACTGCCTCCGCCCCGGATCTGTCATCAGGTGATGCCGGCCTTGCCGTTCACATAGGCCACCGCGCCGGACAGGCTGTCAAAGGTCTTGTGGACCGCAAAAGCCAGCTTGCCGGTGGAGTCCAGGCTCACGCCGTCGCCGACCCCCTGCAGGGTAGGCGTGCGCCATTCCATGTTCCGTTCCTTCGTCCGGGTCTCTTCGCTGCTGATTCCGAACCGCAGCTTGTAGAACCACCAGCCCTCGTAAGAATAGTCCACCGTGCCGCCGGTTCCGGTCGCCCGCATCACGCGCACGTAGCCGAATCCGCCTTCCGGCGCGGCTTCATTGTTGATGGTGTACTCCGCACTGGAAACGGTCTCACCCAGGAGCGTAGCCCGAGCGGCGTCCGTCAGTCCGGTGGGTTCGAAGTCGATGGTATAGCCCAGGATGCCGTTGTCGCTGTCCAGCTGCGTGTCGTCGCCGTAGAAACGGCCGTCGCTCCGATCCCAGGTCAGAGAGGCACTCACAGCCTCCGCAATCACGGATCCGGTGCCGTAGGTGATGCTCGAGCCCGGAGTGTAGGCGCTCACAGGCGCAAACACCGGATGCTGCATACCAACATTCGCATTCATGCTTTATTCCTCCAGATTGTTATTTGGTCAGGGCGTCAAATTCCGCCTCAATTTTTTTGGTCATTGCCTCGCTGGCCGTTTTTGTCCCGGTGGTGACCGCCTTCCGGAAAAACGGCTGCTTCCGCATGAAACTGGTGCCTGAGTTGATGGCGTTCGCGATCTTCGGGATCGGCTTCACTTTCCCGGCCACGGTGGTGTATCCGGAGTTCGCGTATCCGACAGAGGTGTTGGCATTAACCCCGTCCCGCTGGAACTTCGCAATGCCGACCTTCCCCTTGATGGCCGCCAGCTCTTCCGGAGACACATCGCGCTGCAGGAAAACGGCATAATGAAAAGGCGCAGTGTGCACCGCGCCCGCCTGTTTCTCAATCTCGTCAGCCATCGTTCCGGCACCGTCATACAGCGCCTTGGCCGCGATTGCCGGGGCCTTTTCTCCCAGCTGCTGAAGCATTGCCAGAAGGTCGTCCGCGCCTTCCGTTTTCATCGTGTAAGGCATCAGCCTTCCCCCGTTTCCTCCGGATGGTGCATCACCTGGAAGGCCCACTCCACATGGAACAGCCCGGCGTCTCGCTCGTACTGGGTGCTGTTCAGCTCCCAGGCGTCGCCCAGGATCTCCGCCAGGATCTCTTCTGTCTCCTGGATCAGATCCGTCCGGTCCGTCAGTTTCGGATAAAACAGGTCCAGCGATCCCTCCCAGACCCGGTCCTGCTTCCGTCCGTCGCCGTCCTGGTGCCCGGCCTCAAAGTCCAGCTGCACCACATAGTAGGCGCCTTCCGGCCTTGTCTTCCATCCGTATTCCGCCACCGGCGTGTCCGTCAGCTTCAGGGCAGCCACCAGCGCTTCGTATTCGCTCGGCATGTCCATCACCTCGCGTTCCGTACGGCCCGCTGCAGGGTCAGCTCGACGCCGTCCGTCTCTGTCTCGTAGGTCCGCAGGATGTCATACCGTACCCCGCCCAGCTCGCACAGCCGCTCTCCCTCATACTCGAAGTCGTGCGGAAGGATCACCTTCAGCTCCGGGTTCAGTCCCTGGCCCATCGCCAGATAGGCTTCCTGCTGTCCGATGGAGCGGATCACGCAGTACACAGTCCTGCTGGTTTCCTGCGGATCGGTGCCTACGCCGGCGGCCTCCGGGTTGACCTTGATCAGGTCGATCACGTCAGCCTTCAGCATCCTCGTCACCGTCCTCGAAATCGGTATAGTCCGCCGCGTGCATCAGCTGCACCTTCTGGATGTCGTAGCTCTCCGCCAGCCGGTCATAGTCAGCCGGGCTGCCGAAATGGGCCCGTACATACGTGAAGATGGCCCGCATGCACAGCGCATCCTCCAGGGTGGAGTTGTCCTGCATTCCCTCATTCGTCGCCGCGAAGGAAACCGTGCCCGGAAGCACTACGCCGGCAATCGTCAGATCCTTGGCCGCCGCGTCCATCAGGGAGCACAGTTCCGGCTCATAGGCCTCCGCCGTCACCCGCAGCGCCAATTTGCATTCCTTCAGCATCGTTTCCCCTCCGTTCCGATCAGGTCAGCTTCCCGCCGACCTTCTCGCTGTATGCCTTGAAAGTGTCTTTGGTTACGATGGTCGCGGCCTTGTGCCCGGCCTGGATCCTCGGGTCGCACCAGATCGTGTATCCGCAGCCCCTGGCCCTCATGCAGAAGCTCAGGTCCTCGCCGAATCCCGGCAGGGGCTCGAACAGCGTGTGGTACTTGTTGGCCACGGTCTCCAGCACTTCCGTCCGCATCATGACAGCCCCGAATCCGCAGCCCTCCACCTCGAAAAGCTCGCTTTCCGGGTATTCGGTCACGGTTTCCGTCTCGGTGTCCTCCGCCGTCAGCCCCCTGCGGAGCTTTGACCAGAGCACCGGCTTATACGGCGGGCGCCTCATGTGATACACAGCCGTCACCATGTCCCGGCCCTTCATGTCGTCCATCAGGTCGATCAGCAGGGTGTCCGGAAACACCATGTCACTGTCCAGCCAGAGCACAAAGTCGGCCTTTTCCTGAATGGCAATCTGCCCCAGGTCCGTCCGCGCCTGGTAGATCAGCGAGCAGGAGGTGAAGGAGTGCTGCACGCTTCCGACGTGTTTCATGTTGCACAGGCTCTTGCAGAATTCCGTCTGCACATGGTCCATGCACGGCACAGCGATCATCGTTTTCATGTGGTCCATCCCTTCCCATCCCTTGAAGAAAAGTGCCGGAGCGGGCAAGGGATGAAAACCCGCTCCGGCATATCCTCAGGCCGTCGCCTTCAGACCGTTATCAGGAAGCAGTGCTGACCAGGCGCACGATGGCGTCACCCTTGGCGGGCTTGGAGTCGAACACGCTGATTCCGCGGTACACGACAGCGTTTGCGGTGAAGCCGGCGCTTTCGTCGCGGTCCACGGTGATGTCTTCCGGCAGGTTGCCGACGACGTCCGTCCACTTGCCTAGGTACAGGGCGTTGTTGGCAGTGGAGACATAGTCATCCACGACCACCGGGTAGCCCATCAGCATGCCGCCGATGCCGTTCACGGTGTCAGGCACAAAGATCGGGTGCTTGGCGCTGTCCACGATCTGGGCGATCTGGCCGTACAGGGTCTTCTTGTTGACCAGGAACTTCGCTTCCGCGTCGTAGGCGGCGGGCAGCAGGGCGATCAGGTCGCAGATGTCCGCGTACTTGTAGCCGGTGGTGGCGGTGTCCAGGATCTGGTTGGTGCCGGTGGTATAGGTCAGGGCTGCGATGCCGTTGGTGGCGTCGTTGATGATGTAGTCATCGATGGCCCGGGCGATGTCGCCGGCCAGCATTTCGACCAGCCAGTTCTCAAAAGCGCCGACGCTCATCAGGGCAGCGGTGCGGGAGATCTGGATGACCTTCATGAACTCGAAGCCGCCCAGGATAACGTTCACGATAGTGTCGGCAGCGGCGGTCATGGCGCTGTTCTCGGTGTGCTTGGCGGCGCTGTTACGGACGCCTTCGGTCACGAACTTCACATTGCCGGCAACCCGCAGCAAGGTGATCTCGCTGAGCATCGGGGCCAGTTTCTTCATCTTCTCGAACATCTTGTCGGAGACGATGGTGGGCACGGCGTTGTTGGCGTCAGCGGCCGCATATGCGCGGGCTTCTTCTTCGTTCAGGGTTCCCTGCAGGTTCTTGACCCACAGATCACGATATTCCACAGAATTCCTTTCCATTTTCTTGTCCTCTCTTTCTTCAATCACAGGTTTTCCGTCCATCTGGGCGACTTCTTCCTCGACCTTCCGCTGTTCAGCGGCGGCCTGTTTGCGGGATTCAATTTCCTTCTGGATGGCTTCCATCTCAGTGATGCGGGCTTCCAGTTCATCGTTGCCCAGCGCGTCCCGCTGCTCTTCGCTGGTCTCGGCGATCAGTTCGTCCATCCTGGCCTGCAGCTGCTCGCCGTTCATCTCGGCAAAGTTCATTCCTCTTTGCCTCCTTTCAGGTTGTTCAGCCGCTCGATCAGCGCCGTCCGGCGCTCCTCTTCGGCCTGTGCAGCCCGTTCCTCTTCCAGCCTCTGTTTGGCGCTCTCCAGCGAGGCGCGTGCACTGTCCAGTGACTCGCCTTCAGACGCTGCCTGGATATCGGTCTGCGGGTATGCCGGGAAAGCCACGGCGGAAACCTCGAACACTTTGCGGATGCTCATGATCGTCCGCTTCGGGTAGTCGGTGTCCGTGTCTTCCCAGATATCTTTATCCGTGTCCACCATGAACATGAAGCTCATGCCGCTCATGTCTCCACGCTGAACAGCGGAATAAAGGGCCCTTGCTTCCGCGTTGTTCTCTGTGTCCAGATCCACGCGGATCTCCATGCCGCGGTCCGTCACGACCATCTGCATGGTGCTGTTTTCGTTGTTGTTCCTCGACCTGGCCAGCGGGATCATGCTGGTGTTGTGGCCGATCAGGAAGCGCACGTCCCGCAGGTCGGTATCCATCAGCGCGTCCTTGTCGATCTTCTCCTCGTACCATCCCATGTCTGTGGCCTGGTCGAACACAATCGGCGTTCCGGTGATGAAGGTGCCGTGCTGGTCGTTCTTCTCAGCGCGGACTTCAAAGTTAAAAGCCCGGACTTCCTTATTCATCTTCCTCGCCTCCGTCCTCGTCTTTGACGTTCTTGTACTCGCCTCTGATCGGCGTGTAGGCGCCGGCACCGTCAGGCAGCGGCGCATAATTGAACAGCTCGCGGATCTCGTCGATGGTCAGCACACCGCGGTCCCCCAGCTGCTGGGCCATGGAGATCTTGCTGCCGATGTTCATGTACTGCAGCCGGTTGGCCGTGAACGTGATCGCGTTCCCGCCGTTCCGCTCGCGCTCCGTGAACACCATCCGGCTCAGCGCGTCGCTCAGCTTGATGGCGAACGGTTCGATCGCGCCATTAAAAAAGGCGTCCAGCTCGTCGCCGGTCGCCTCGTTGCGGATGACCTTCTCGCTCACCCCGAAATAGTTTTCCACGGACTCCTGGATCATCTTCATCTGATCCGCGTCCACCTTGTAGCCTTCCTGCTTCAGCTGCTGGACGTTCGTGAACTGATTCCCGAACAGCAGGAGCCCGCCGCCTCCGGTCTGGAAGTTGTTCTTGTCGAACCGCTCCCGCTCTTTCCGGAGATCCTCGTCGAAGGCTTTCCCCGTCAGCTGAGCCATGAACCGGTAGGTGGCGCCGTTTTTCACGCCCTCCATGATGCCCTGGTTGACCATGTTCACCAGCTCCATGGTAGGCAGCAGGGCGCTGTTCTTCTCACCGAAGATGTCGTCCGTCAGCTGGTGCCGGGTGACGATCGCGCACCGCCGCAGCGGGACGCTCCGCTTCTGCCCGCCGTTGAAGGTGTACTTCAGATAGGGCTCGCCGTTCCGGTCGATGACTTCGCAGGAGCTCGGCAGCGCCGGGAAGTATCCGGCAACCTCTCCCAGGTCATCCATTAAAGGCACGATGAAAAGGTTGTTCTGTACCTCGTAGATGTTGCTACACCTTTCGAGGAACTGCGGCCAGGTATACCACGGATTCGGCGCGGTCTTCGTCGCTGTGTACAGTTTCAGCCTGGCGGTG